CACCTGCTTTCTTGCCTGATGCTTTGGCATACCCTGCTAGTTGTGCAACGTATCCAAAGGAATCATTGCTGGCAAGAGTATCATAGGACTCAAACTTGTTTGTGTATGACCAGTTTGAAGCTGATTTAATATCGTCAACTGCATCCCGAATGACAATATCATATGTACCAGACACGTTAGTATTACTGAGGTTAAGAGTAACCTTTTCACTATCTTCATATTGTACTCCCGCTTCTGTTAACAGTCCTTTGAAGACAGCTTCAACGATGTCTCCAATCATCATGTTCATTACAAATGTAGTTGGCTTTGGTAGTCCTACCTCTGGCTTGTTCTTCTCGTACCAGAGTTGGCAGGAAGGTCTACCTACGTTTGACATACGCAGAGTAAACTTCCCACCATTCTTTCGTCCACCAAACTGCCTTTGCAGTGCATCCTTTACATCATTAGCTACTTGCTCGATGGTTGCATCAGACATTGTTGATTTGCCTGATGCTGCATCTTCCATGTACTGATGTACTGCTAGTTCAGCCGGATGGTGCATTACGCTACCTCGTCTTCCTCAATCTCAATATCTACGAGATTGTCTACTACATCCACATCATCTTCGTCCATGTGAGACTTTGTTTTCTCTGACCATGTATTGGCAATGTAAGAGTTGTAGTTATCTACCCATGACAAGAAGTCAGCAAACATCTCATGCTCTTTCTCAGTGATGTCCAGCGTGTTAGTCACGTCCAGTGATACAACTGGTAGGTAGAAAGCATTACCGTTAGGCAGCTTACGCTCTTGCGTGTTAGCAGTAACCAAATGCTGCACAGGAAGACGTTGCAATTTAGCCAGAGAACCGAAGCAATCGCCTACAATTTTGAAGGCATCACGATTGTCAATCTCCCAGATAAATGGTGTCTCACTTATATCAGCAGCATCACCATCTGCTGTTACTGCATCAACGAGTTCTACTGTACCCAGCACAACACGTACACGCTTAATCTGCTTGATTAGTTCTTGCATCTTCTCCGGCAGAGCCTTGAAGTCCTTGATGTAACCAGCAGGTTTGCCGCAGTTAAAGCCACCGTCATTATCCTTGAGGTCAATGTTCAAGTCATCATTCATCAGTGTCTTGATGTAGCGATTAGGTGCATCACCCATACCACGTACAAAACGCTTGTACATGAAACGCTGTAAGAACGGGCGAATCTTTACAGAGGATGCATAGTAAGTTGGCCCGTCAGGAATCTCTAGTTTGTATGTGCCACCAGAGACAACTTCCATGTTGACCGTCTTGCCCTTTACTTCAGTCTGCCCCATCACAGGGCTGTGGTTGATACGTAAACGAGCCAAGCTGCTAGACTTTTGCTTTTGATTGCTAGTGTCTGCTGCAATACCCATAGCTTTAGCCATAGCTGCGTAGTTGTTAGTATCAATAGTTGTAAGTTGTGTCATGTTTTTACTCCTTATCTCAGTTGAAAGTTTGATAGTTATATCAGCTTACGTCCTTCGTGTCAAGCCAATTCGGACCAATTTTTGCCTCAAGCAGTAGTGGTACATTGAACTTGATACCCCAACGTGTAGTAATCAAATCAGGTAACTCTCTGTTTGTCTTGTTTATTGCTTCGATTACTGCTCGTTCCTCTTCAGGATGTACATCAATAACAATACTGTCATGAACTGTATTGACTATACATGATTTCATAGGGGATAGCAACCCCTCAATGTGCATTAATGCGATAGGCACAATGTCTGCTGTGGCAAATGACTGCACAGGATAGTTCTTTATCTGCGTAAAGTGGGATACCCTGCCACTTGCCTTGCGTACAACATCAGGGAAAGCAAACTCTCTGCCTGACGGTGTGCGTATTACACCAGTGTTCAAAGCCTCTTTAGCCAATCTGGTATGCCAAAGCCCGATACCTTCGTACTTCTCTGTGAAGTGTGTGTAGTACTTTGCTTCGGCTGGTGTGCGTCCGTAACCCGTTGCGCCATATAGCGGTGCAAAGGTGTGCGCTTTCGCATCCTGTCTATTCGTAGGTTGACCAGCATTGGTAATAACTTTAGCGGTGTATGAGTGTACATCAAACCCAGTAGAAACTTCTTCAATAGCGACTCCATCTTGTGATAGATAGGCAGCAGCACGAAACTCTAGCTGTGCAAAGTCAGCTTCAAGTATCTTGCCACCATCCCACCGTGATACAAATACTTTCTTTACAGGGAACGTACCACCACGTGGCATGTTCTGCATGTTAGGGTCAGCACCTGAGAACCGACCAGTGGCAGTGCGATGCTGAAGCAGACGCACGTGCAGTTTACCATCTGACTTAGTGTGTGTTGAGATACCATCAACAAATGATGACAGGTATGTATCCACGGCACTGAGCCTACGAACTTTGGCAAGGAAGTCTGCCGCATCTGACATGCCCTTTGCCTTTGAAATATTCTCAAGTGTCTCTAGGTTCTGCTTACTTGTAGTGAACCCATTAGCACTTGCCCATTTAGCAGAAGGTGGTTTGAACTTGAGGCCAGCAATCTCGCTAGTGGGGTGGAAGAGAAAACCTGCTGTATCACAGGTAGTACAGCGATTAGGTCTTGCATATGGTGTACCATCCTTCTTTGTCTTAGTTACGTATCCTGACCCAGAGCAATCTGTACATTGAACCGCTTTGGTTTTATACAGACGCTCTGTGCCAGACGACAGGAGACTGCGGAAGTCATGCTCATCCATGTAAGGGTCAATCGTATTAGCCCAATACGTTTTATCAAGAACCTTACGTGAGTAGATGACCCATGACAACTGCTCTGGGCTATTCAGATTGATAGGTGTGTCACCCATCAAATCACGTACATGCTTTTGCAAATCCTTTAGTAGTGTATCCTTCTCATTCTCAAACTCCTTACGTACATCTTCCAATGCAGCAGTATCAACAGTGAACCCTGACTGATAGATACGTGCCAGTGATACGCACACCTGATTGGTCAGGGTGACCGTATCATACAGCCGACTATCTGTTGTATTCAAACGCCACATTAGTTTGTTACATAACTGCTGGGTAGCCATAAGGTCAGCCTCAAGATAAGTAAACAACTCACCATGAGGAATGTCACGTGTGCTATACCCTTTTTTAAAGTACTCCTTCAGTGTATCCTGCTTCTTTGTATCCAATTCATACCGTTCAGCACATGCCTCAAGAGACAGTGGCTGCTTCTGACCACGCTGTAATACATACTCAGCAAGCATAGTGTCGAATACAGGACCGTCATACTTGAATCCAGATTCCCATAGCCACAGCAAGTCATGCGCTGCATTGTGCATGATGAGAACAGTAGCCTTGTCTAGTGCAGATTGCACCATCTCATGACCACGATAGGTGGCCTCACACTCGCTATGGTCAAAGGTAACAATCTGCTGCCACCCTGTATCGTCCAGCATACCCACCATAGTCAGTGAGTTCTCTGGCTCGAATGGGTCAAGGTGCATCTTACCATCACGATGCGTTACTGTATTCTCTACGTCCAATGTCAATTTCATTATGCTTCATACCTCGCTGTCTTATAATCCAGTTCACAATGTACCACACCGTGCCAGCCTGTCAACTTATTTTTTACTACGTTCAAGTGGCGTTGTGTGTCTTCCTCATCTTGTCCATCTACTACGGGGTTCTTAGCAATCAGAACCATGAGGTCAGCTTCAGCAGCCTTGCCTGTACGTGAGCCTTCCATCATGGATTGATTAAGAAGTACCTTGCCCTCTGCCTCTGCTGATAGCTGTGACATGTAAAAGATAGCACACTCATGTTCCTTTGCAATCTGACGGGCATGAACAGCGTTAGCCTTCAGTGCCTCATCCTGCCTTGCGTATCCACCTTTAGCAAACTTATCACCCATATCAAGCAGTACAATGTCTGGCTTGTATGTCTTGCAGATAGACTCTACCCACGCCATGTCACGACCAGTGGCATCCTTAATCTTGATGCGTTCCTTCACTGGCTGGTATAGGTCACGTGCCTTGCTAGGATTCTGCTTGATATCCTTCATGGTCATGCCTGTTGCAGCAGTTAGGTATCTAGCACCCACACGGTGGTAGCCTTCTTCGTTACACAGGACAATACAGTTAGCACCCTGATGTGCAAAGCCACCGGGCGATGCAATTAGTGAAGCATGGAAAGATGTCTTACCTGTGTTTGGTCTAGCACCAATCTCAATCAGGTGTCCAGCATTTACCCCTTCCACCTTACGTGTCAG